CCAACCCTCGAGCCTTTTGAACCCCAGCTTTGAACCACTCAGACCCAGGTCGAAGGCTAAACGCTACCAGTGAACAAGCGTTCACACCCCCTGAACAAATGTTCATTGTCACTTTTAGACAGACCGATGCCAGAGCGACACCGTGTAAACAACTGTCAAACCTAGCCCGTGCTGTACGAATCTCGAGCCACCTCAGAAAAGACTGAAATCATACTAAAATGATTGTTTATTCACTTGAATATGGGGTCTGAAAACTTCCAGACTTCAAAGTGGGCAGGGGGCTGAACGCTTCACACACACAACCTATTTCAAACTTTTCGAGACTTCCAGTTAACCGTAACCGCTCCGCATTTTTTTGGGAAAATTTTTTCAAAAGCTGGGGCTATCGAATTCCATTTAACCAGTAAATCAGGATGGATTTCCAGTTGCTACACGCATAATGGAGTTCTGTGGGGTGCTCGAGTATACTTATGCTTATGGAGCAGAAACCCAGATCAAAGTGGAAGGTGGATATTGTCAAGTTTGACTATGACCACTGGAAGAGGGAATTCATCAAGGGGGATGATGATGTCACCCTTGTACAGATCGCCAAAAAGATAGGAGCACCAGAGATTGGTGCATTGAAAGCTCGAGCCAAGAAAGAGGACTGGCTGGGGCAGAGGCAGGACTTCCGCAGAGCCGTGAGCGAAGCGAAGATGTCCACCCAGAGCATGATCGCGGCAGAGGCGCAACAGAGACAGATTCAGGTTGGTCGGGCTGGTATGGCACTGGTGGTCAGTGCCATGTCGGGGATGACCAAGGTGACTTTACCTGGCGGGACAGAGGTGATGAAGAAAAATTCAGAGTTGATTATTGCCCAGCTTGTGAAGAATCCAAACTCTCTGGCACAGCTTGCGAAGGTCTTTACAGATATTGAACGCAGAGCCTTGGGGATGGATATGGGCGAATTAGATATGGACAAACTCACGACGGAACAACTCGAGAGGATTGCCAACGGGGAGGATATTCGCAAGGTAATGAGTGGTGGTTAATCAGTAAGGAAATACTCATGAATCTTAGAATTATGCCAAAAAGACCGCAAAAACACTTTTATTCGAGGGGGCAGCTATGGAAATTAGTAAGGAAAGTCACAATAAGCAACTCTCGAGATGTCTGATTGCCGAACATGATCTAAGAGTGGCAAAAAACGAAAATGCAGCCCTTTCAAGTCAGTGCAGGGCTTTGGAGGCTCAGGTTGCCGAACAAGCGGCTGAAATTGCCAAACTAAAAGAACAACTGGGTAAATCGCCAAGGTTTCGCAACCCTAGCACTGGGCGAGAAATAAGCCGTTCCCATGCAGTAAAGTTAGCCTTGGATAAGGCAGTGCTTCTGTACTATCCCAAACCCGCTCTTTGTCAGCGATGCAAAGCCAAATCCCCAATCCACAGGCATCACCTTATCAACGCCAAGCATATTAGGGATTGGGAAATTGACCACCTCGCAAATCAGCATTTTATTCGGTGGCTTTGCAGTGACTGCCATGATGCTTGCCACGGACGGCATGTACCGAGAATACCAAAGGGTCGCAAAAAGACCGCAAAAACACTTATTTTTGATGAGAATTAGATAAAGGAGGGTCAAATGGAGAGGCAAGGCAGAGTCACTAGAAAGAAAGTTCGAGATACGGCGAAGTATGTCTTCGAGGGTTTGAAGCTCAACGGGCAGATGACTGCTTTCGAGATGGTGCAGACCCTACCAGACAAGATGGATGCCTTGCTGGTACAGAAGACACTTGAAACATTGCACGAGATTGGCAGGATTGATCGGGATGACCTTGGAATGTACTCAATGAAAAGCCACCCGAAGCCTTACCCTGGCTGGTGGCATATGGCAGTTGGTAAGAAATGAACGACCAGACCCCAGTTCAGGTGATGGCACAGGCAGCACTCGAGCTTAAGAAGCGCAAGAAGACAGCTAAGACCGCAGCACCAACTGGTTACGGTTACTTTCAGAAGCGGTACGAGAATGATCGGGCTGGTTTCGCCAGAGACTGCATCAGGTGGGATGATAACGAGTCGGCTGCACCCTACCAGATCGAGATTCTTGGATTGCTCGACAAGCACCAGAGGGTTGCAGTTCGGGGGGCGCACGGTCTGGGTAAATCCACCCTTGCGGCTTGGTGTGTCCTGCATTTTGCGCTGACTTGTGACAGGAGAAGCGGCGACTGGAAAGCCATTACAACCGCTTCTGCATGGCGGCAATTGACCGAGTACCTGTGGCCAGAAATCCACAAGTGGTCGAGGAAGCTGCGCTGGGACATCATTGGGCGAGAACCCTTCACCAAGGATGAATTGCTCGGTCTGCGGTTGAATATGGATACGGGCAGGGCTTTTGCGGTTGCCAGTAATGAAGCGCAAAAGGTTGAGGGTGCTCACGCGCAGTCGCTGATGTATGTCTTCGATGAGGCAAAGATTATTCCAATCTCGATTTGGGATTCGATTGAGGGAGCATTCTCGAATGCCGGTAACAAGGATGGTGTGGTGGTCAAGGCGCTAGCGATCAGTACACCAGGTTTTCCGTCGGGTCGGTTCTACGATATTCACCAGAAGCGTGAAGGGACTGAGGATTGGGTGACTCGGCATGTGACCCTCAAGGAGATCATCGCCGCAGGCAGGATTGACCCAGCCTGGGTCGAGCAACGCAAAAAGCTCTGGGGCGAGAACAGTGCGATCTTCAAGAATAAGGTCATGGGCGAGTTTGCCACCGACAACGAGGCTTCGATCATTCCGCTCGAGTGGGTTGATGCTGCTGTGCTTCGTTGGAAGGTATGGCAGCACGAGCTTCGAGATCAACTCGAGGCACTGTTCGGCGTAGAGCTTTCCAAAGTACCAAGGTTTGAAGCGGGTAAGGCGATGAAAGAATTGCTTGGCACACCAACTGTCATGGCGCTCGATTTCTCCGATGGTGGCGACCCTGGTGTGATTGGTGTTCGCTATGGGATGAAGGTTGACCATCTCGAGTACATGGAGAATATGGATTCAATGTCTCAGGTTGGTCGGGTTGTGCAGGTGCATAGTGTGCTAAAACCCAAGAGAACCATCGGAGACGCTGACGGCATGGGTAGTTCGATCATTGGACGCATGAGGGAATCTAACATCGACATTCATGGCTTTCACGCCCAAGGCACAGTCAAGGAATTGACTGATCGAAGTGGCGAGTTGAGGTTCAAAAACCTTCGCGCCGCAGCTTTGTGGAATCTTCGAGAGTTACTTGACCCCAGTAACGGGTTTGAAGTCATGCTTCCAGATGACGACAAATTAAAAGGCGATTTAACCGCACCAAGACGCAAGGAAACCGAATCAACAGGCAAGATTCAAGTCGAAGCAAAACCTGAAATTCGCTCCAGACTTGGCAGAAGTACCGATGCTGGTGATAATATCAGCATGTTATTCAGTGATTTGATTCCAAAAATCGAGGATGAAGGCGAATCGAAGCCGAAGTATTCTGTTACAATGGCACTTTTGAGGGCAGCAGCAAGCACAACAGGAATTCGGAGATAGCGGAGGCTTTAATGGGATGGTTCGATATTTTTAGAAGGACTCCACCCGAGGTTAAACCTACCGCGTCATTGCCCGACCCAGCAACCGTTGCAGCCTCGAGCCTCAAACCCCAAGCCCTTGGTGCGCCAGGTGTCATCTCGAGATCAATGGCAGCCAGCCTGCAAGGTTTGCCAAGTAGCCGACTGAGTTCTGACAACCAGAACGACACCTTCGTTGACTCCCTCGGGCGTATCCAATCACACTTCTCTGGCTACCCGAGCGATACCCCAGCCACCCTGATTCGCGCCTTGCGCTTCTTGGCTGAGTCAGATGAGGATACCCACGGTGCGGTGCGTGACATGGCGACCTTGGTGAATGCCGGTCACACCCTCGAGTTTGTTGGTGGTGTCCGTGCAATCCAGCAGGCTCGAGCCGAGATTGAATCTTGGAGTCACACCATCTATGAAGAGGGTGGCGGGATTGATGCCCTGATTACCAATCAGGCTCAGGAACTGATCGTCGCCGGCGCAAGCTGTGTTGAGTGGTTTCCAGCCTCGAACCGCAAATCGGTTCAGGATGTGGCGATCATCCAAGCGGAATACATTCGCCGCAAGCGTGACCCAGTCACCAACAAGTGGACTCACGTCCAGATTCAAACCGTGGGCGGTAAGGATATTGACCTCGACCCACTGACCTTCAACTACATCCCGCTTCGGCTCTCTGGTGCGAAGCCCTATGGTGTGCCGCTGATTATCAGCGCCATCGAAGCCATTGACCGCAAACAGAAGCTCCTCAAGGCTGAAATGCGCGTCATCAACGCCATGAGCATGATTGCCTTGGTCACTGCCACCCTACCGCCACCACCCGAACCAGAAGCTCTGGGCTTCGATGGTGAGAGCGATGTTCGCTACACGGCATGGCTCGGCACATGGGCAAAAGAGGCCGCCGATCTGATCTCCCAAGGGGCAGACAAGGGTCTGTATCTCGCGCAGGCTGGAACTGAGATCAAGCTCACCAGCATCGCCAAGAGCGGTGAGGGTATGGGCGAGTTGACCATCTCAAACAATCGTCGCGTCTGGACTGCGCTTCGCACCCTGCCGATGATGCGCGGGTGGATGGACAGCACCACAGAGGCGCTGGCGAAGGTGGTCTACCCGATTCTCGAGGCAGACGCAGGCTCGATTCAGCTTGTGCTCTCGAGGATGCTGTCATACGGCATCAATCTGCACCTGAGACTCATGGGCATTGCAGCAGTTGCCTATGTTCACTTCGATCAGCCCGACTCGCCATTTGCGATTACCCACGCCCAGATGGAACTGGCTCGAGCACAGACTGATGAAATCCTGAAGCGTGTCTTCGGTGAGGCTTGGGCAATCCATGCTATGCGTCGCCATAACGTTCGCGCCGATGACCCAGCCCAAGCCCCAGAGTGGTGGAAGACCGACCCACAGAAGGCAGATGCCCCACAGCCAGAACCGAAGATTCCAAAGCTGCCGAAGTCCCAAGCGTATGCCTTCATGGACAGGAAGACCGGCAGATACATCCCAGTCTCCTCAATGGAAGAGGCTTGGGCAATGCGTCAGTCCGAGCGCAGGGAGAGCGTGATGAACCTCGCCATGCAGTCACTTGCCCGAGGCGAAAAGCTCGAGGATGCACCCAAAGAGGATGTGATCGCATGAAAACTTGGACAATCAAATCGTTTACCCCCAAGAAAGAATCAAATCCAGTTTTGACTCGCCCCAGTATTGACCTAGCGCGTTCTTACCTTAAAGTAAGCGATCTCGAGTTTGGTGCTCATGCAAAGGATGTTAAAGGCATGATTTCTGACCTCTTGGGGTACATTTCCGAGCTAGAAAGGGGCAAAAGATGAGCAAAATGCAGATTTTAAACCAAATAAATGCATTGATTTCCAGTGGTAATTTCGCCGTGTATGAACCTCGATTGACTGAACTTGGTATCCCCCAGATCATTGATAGCGCCTACAGGGGTGACATCACCGCAGAAGTGGCACTCGATCAGATTCGTGCAACCAAAAACACGGCTGGCGTGGGTGAAATTCAACAAAGCCCCTCGATTGCTGTAATTCCAATGATCGGAATGGTGATGTCTCGAGCCGGTTGGTTGGCGGAGTTCATGGATGTGATCGACCCACATACACTCGCTGGTCAGATTGCTGCTGCGGCTGCCAATCCATCGGTGAAGAAAATCATCCTTTATGCCGATTCACCTGGCGGAACAGTCTCTGGAACTGACATTGGGGCTGCCGCAATCGCTAAAGCTCGAGCCGCAAAGCCAATTATCACCGTCGTTGAAGGATTGAACGCCTCAGCAATGTACTGGATGGCAAGCCAGAGCACCGAGATTGTTGGTTCTCCAAACTCGGTTCACGGCAGCATCGGTGTGATGACCCGAAACAGGGACATCAGTGGTGCTTTGGCGCAAATGGGCATCAAGGATACCATCATCAGAAGTAGCCCAGACAAGGCTGTTGGGCAACCAGGCGAGGCTTTTACGGCAGACATGCAAGCCATTGTCCAAGCCGAGATCAATTCTCTTTACGATGTCTTCGCTGGCGATGTTGCCCGTGGACGTGGTATTAGTATTGACAAGGTGAAGTCATGGACTGCCGCCGTGTTCGTAGGGCAAGAGGCTGTAAAAGCTGGTTTGATTGATCGAATCGGTACGCTATCCGAGGTTTTGCAAGCCGAGCTTGCCCAACTACCAACCACGACAGGCAGCGCCAGACGCGCAGAAGGAGCAAAAATGAAATACAGCTTGAAGTCTCATACCGGTGAATTGATCGAGGTTGACACCGAAGCCCCAGAAAGCTTGGCAAGCATTCAACCAGCGATTGACTTGGCTTACAGCGCCGGTCTTGCCCAAGGTCAAAAAAACGTTGTCGAATCAACTTCGGCAATCTTCGGACTCGAGCCGAAAGACTTTGGCGAACCGAAGAACTTGCAAAAAGTCGTGGCTCGAGCCAGCGATGGTGATGCCTACCGCGCTGATCTCGAGGGGCAACTGACCACTGCCTGCATCCGTAAATACGGCGCAGAGCTTGGTGCAGCCCAAGCCGAGACATTCAAGAAGACCTTCGCTGTCTTGTCTGCCGCCGACCTCAAAGCCCAAGTCACCATTCTGGAAGCCGATAGCCTTGCTGCCGTTCCAAGTGGTAAGGTAAGCCTCGATCAAGCCCCAGCAAATGTCGCCACGAAGACCCCAAAAGTCAACTACGATAAGTTCTAATCTGACCTGAAACCTAACGCGCCTCTTTTATCCTAAAGGGGTACTGAAATGAAAAAAGACGGAATTGAGTGGAACGGACGCGACTACGAAGCAGTGACTGTTAACCTCGTTGCTGGTTCAGTCGTTGGTGATGCCCTGACAGCAGTTGCCGGTGTCCAAGGTCAGGTTGGTCGTGGCACGAGCGGTGATACCTTCCTCGGTAAGCTTCACAAGATTGACGACGCTGACGGCAAGGGTACTTTCCAGATGGATGGCGAGATGTCGGTAGGCTACTCTGGTACAGCCCTCGTGCCGAGCAGCGTGGTCTTCCTTCAGGTGGATGGGGCTGGCAAGGTTAAAACTGCCGCCACAGGTCGCCAAGCATTTGTGGCGGCAGTGGATACCACCACAACCACCGCAATCATCTGGACTCTCTAATTTGTGAGTGACAACTTAAAACGAATTCACTTACAATTGGAGGACTGGAATGTACAACACTGTTGCGGAATTGGGTAGAGGGCTTGATGCTGGAATCTACGCTCAAGCAAAACAAGACGGAGTGACCGTCACAAAATACCTCGAGAACATGGCAGAAAAAGGCGAAATCTCACCAGAGATTATCGACATGAACGACCCAAAGCGCAAAAATAGCGCAGGCAAAACCTTGAACGGTTTGCAACAGGTCTTTGCTGCCGCAGGCTACGAAATGCGCGGCGAGAATACCGCCAGCGTTGAAACCATTTTCACCGACCCAACCCTTCGCGTTCTGTTCCCAGAATTTCTGGCGCAACCGTGGCGCGATTACACCACCTACCCAAGCAACATGATTCGCACCGAAGACCTCGTATCAACATACGAGAATGTGAAGTCGAACAGCTACATCGGCTTCAAATTCATTCCTGGTCAGGAAGACCTTTTGGGCTGGGGTCGCGTTGCTGAGGGTGCGGAAGTGCCTGTCTACAGCATCGTTGATGGTCAAGTCGCCATCAAAATTCCGAAGTACGCCGCACGTCTGCGCGTAACCTACGAAGTCATGCGCCGCATGAGTCTCGACTTGGTTGCCCGTAACATCATCAAGCTCCGTGCTGGACAAGATCGCGCACGTACTCGTGCAGCCCTTGCCATTGC